GCGGAGGCGCTTACGCCGTCGAAAGTAAAGTCATGCTTTATCACGCCCATGCGTATGCCCTCCTGTTCACGTCCTCGTTGATGCGCTCCGCCACCAGATCAGCGAGCGCCCGCTCGTCCATTCCTGGCGCAGGGTTGACGGTGATGTTGATGCTGACGTTGGTGTCGCCCGCCTTGTCAAGCGGAGTCACACGTGCGCCACGCGGCAACTGCAACAGCTCCGCGCCTTCTTCACCGACGATCGCGGCGCCTTCGTTTGTCACGTCGCCGCCTTTGGCAAGCAGAGGTATCTGCGGCGCGTTCACCTCCGGGATATGAAACCCGAACGATGACACGCCCGTGAGGTCTGTCACCCATTTCGGCACGGTGATCTGTAACGAGTTCAACGCCCGGATGACGGTATTGATGCCGCTCGCGATGCCTCTGATAAACCCGTTGATCACGCCTATGACCACGTTGACGGGCTTTTTGATGATTTCGACGAGGCCGTTCCAGATGCCCTCGATGACCTTGATGATGCCGCTAAAAGCGCCAGAAATATCGCCGCTGAAAACGCCATTGAAAAACTGCACGATGCCCGTAAAGATGGGTTTTAAGGAACTTTCCCACATCCGTTTGACGAACTCCCACACCTGCGTGACGATGGGTTTTAGTGTCGTTTCCCAGATGTTTTTGATGGCGTTCACGACCGTCTGGACGGTCTCCTTTATCTGGGGCCAATACTGGTCAAACTTCTCGGCAAGCCATGCCACGATTTCGCCGACCTTTTGAAAAACCTCCTGCGCAACCGTCATCGCGTTGCTGATAAACTCCTTGATCTCTGGCATATGCTCGAGCACCCAGTCGAGGAGTTGCTGTATGATTGGCATGACCTGCACACCGACCTCAGCCACGACAGCCTGGAAGCTCTGCTGTACGTCGCTCATTGTATCGCCCAGGGTGACGCCTGCCGCCACGGAGTCCTCCGACATGACGAGGCCGAGTTCGTTTGCCCGGTTCATCAATCCGTTGAAGTCCTCGCCAGTCCCCGCGAGGATGGGCGACAGCTGATAAGCCAGTTTATCGCCGAACAGCTCCGCCGCCATCTGCGAGCGCTCCGTCTCGGTGCCGAGCGCCATGATCTGCGCCATGGCGTCCTCCATGTTGAGGTCGGTGCCTTCGAGTTTTTTGGCCGCCGCCTCCATGGTGCTCATCTCAACGCCACACTGACCCGCCGCGTACCTCAACTGCTGAAAATAGTCAGTCGAGACACCCATGCGGATGCTTCCCTTGTCGACCTCGTCAGCCGCCTGCGCCGCGTTGTTGGCCATCCCAACCATAGCCGTGCCTGCGCCGACAGCCGCCGCGCCGATTGCCAACGCGGCCTTCCCGGCAGTTTTGCCTGCGTTCTGTAGCGTGGTTCCGAGGCCCTGCGCCTTTTCGTCCGTTTTGGCGAGGCTTTTGTTTGCCTCGTCAGTGTCCACGAAGACACTGCCCACAAGTTTGAATATATCCATTTAGACAAGCCTCCGTCCGTGCAGTTCTTCCAGTTCGGCGATGATCTGATCAGCGGGCCGTCTGTCGATGTTGCGCCCGGTCCTCTGGTCGAAATAATCGTCAAACTGTATCAGCTTCAGGTGTCCCGCCTGCATCCACGGCAACAGCGTCACCCACTCGTCGCGTATGCGCTCGCGTACGGCCTCCTCGTGCGCCTTGAAGACCAAAGCAACACCGACCCCAACCGGGAGGTCGTAGAGCGCTCTGGCGTCTCCGTAGCGCGTGAGGATGAGGTCGTACAGTGTTACCGCATCAAACGCGACAGCGAGCCGAAAAAAGCCTTTAGTGTCTCTTTGTCCACATACTCCGACCCCCACCGCTTGATGGTGTCGGAGAGTTCACTCAAATCCATGTTTGCGATGTCGTCCGGGTCCATTTCCCACACGCCCGCAAAGAACTCGTAAATCATGTGCTCGGCACCTTTTGCACCCAGGTGCTCTACCACGGATAAGATCAGATCGTAGCCGACAGCCGTTGCGTCAGCCTCCGCTCCTTCTTTCTGCACCACTGCGGCGATGGCCTTGACCTCGTCACGCACGTGGGCCTCGGAGCAGATGCGGCAGAACGCAAACACGTCGCTCGTTTTCAGTTTCCGCATGGTTTCCTCCAAAAAGAGGGGAGGGTGTTACCCCTCCCCCACAGTTGCTCAGCTCTGGCTGATGCCCGCATACATATCAGCCACGCGGGTCAGCATCGTCAGCATGTTGATGGTGATGGACGCCCTGGACTCGGTGATGACCACGCGATCCTTGACGGCACCCATGTCGTCGTCCGCGTTGATCTCGCGGAACGTGCGGGCCACATTGAACGACCCGCCGCCGCGCGTCAGGGCGACCACGGTGTCGTTGATGTAGAACAGCCCGGAGCCGAGGATGATTTCCCCCGCGCCCGCGCTGACGCCGTCCTCCACCTCAATGGTCCACGGCTCGGTCGTGTCGCTGATGTGGGAGTCCGTGTTGGTGTATGCCGCCTCAAATGTGACAGCCGGGACGACGTCGTCCTTTTCCGCGAACGTCCAGTCAATGTTGCCCATGTTGATGGCATTGGTGAGCGAAATGGTCACGGCCTTGCCAGACTTCGTCTTGCCGATCCATTTGACCGCCTTAAAGTCAGTGGTCACGACCGCACCAGTCCCGCCATAGGTTACTGTTGCCATGAGAAGACCTCCTTGCTCTTGTCGTAGAGTTGCCCTTCAAGGCGTGTCACGACGTGAATGATGGTTTTGTCCGGGTCATCGACCGGGAAGGCCGACGACTGGTAGAACGTCGGCAGGATGACCTCCTGCGGGGTGTTGGCGTAGGAAAACAGGTCAATCACCGCGTCAGCGATGTCGAACGCCTGCGCCTGGTCCTTCGCCCAGATGTGCACGTCAATCGTGAAGTCCTGCCGCCCCTGGTCCTGCGGCACGATGTTCGTGTAGTCCCACACAATGTGCGGGTACATCGCGTCCTCAGATGCCAGGCGGTAACTGATCTCGGCGATGTTGTACCGCGTCTTGATGGAGTTAAGGCGCGATTCTATGACTTGTCTCAACTCGTTAATCATCTGCGTCTCCCTCCATGTCGTCCTCGTTGACCATCTGTGCCAGGCGCTCTGCCTCGTCAGACAGGCCGCTCAGGTATTGCGACTCTATCTTCACGATTTCCGCCACGTTATCCTGCGCGGCGTGTGTCAAAAGCCCCAGTTTCGGGACGTTGCCCGTGCTCGTGCCGAACTCCTGGAAGTAGGCATAAAACCCATCGACCCGACCAGTCGGCAGGCCCACCTGGACGCGCGGCGAGGTGGTCTTCGCTGATGCGATGACCTTGTACTTCGTCGCACGTCCTGCGTTGCCTGTTTTCTTGGTGAAATGAGAGTAGTATGCCGTCTTGAAAGTCCGTGCGAGGAACTTGCCAACATCGCGCATTGCGGCGCGGCTCAGCTCGTGGATGTAGTAGCCTGCGGCATCCACATCTGACGTGTACTCGACCTCGACGCTCCCGTTTTTCGCTTTCAGTTTCGTGACGCTTTTAGGAGCGGGCATTTTTCTCGACCCCCTTGTAGCATGTAAGCTCCAGGGCTTCACCGTTCCTGTACGTACGCAGGATTTTCAGCCGCACCGCCTCCGAGCGCCCAAAAGGCGTGAACTCGACGTACTCTTCGCCCTCGTAGTCGAGCCAGTTTGTCAAGGTCAGCTTGACCTCTGGCTTGTACCCGACCGCCATGGCCTGGTACGTCTCGGTCATGCCCACACTGGCATCATCGGCGAGGACCGTGCGCCTGGTCTCGGTGGTGACGTGGTCGCCGTAGGCGTTCACCGTCTCGGTCTGCCCGATCAGCGTTATCTCCGCCCACATGGTCACACCTCCGTCATGCCGTACCGGGACGACTCCCGCATCTGCGCTTTCTGCTCGTCGTACGACGCCTTCAAGCGGTCATAATCCGCAGGCGCTCCGAAGTGCGCCCGCACATACGTCACGACGGCAGTGCGCGTCATGGGGTCGTCACAGGTGTAGTCAGTCACCACGCCGTCAGTCTCCACGGGCGTCACCGACACGACAGCCCCCGCGTGGGCGATGTCGTCCGCCGCACTCGCGATCAGGTCGAGCAGTTCGGCGTCGTATGCGTTTGTCGAGAGTCTGAGCGCCAGTTTTACCCGTGCCAACATCTGCGTCACCTCCGAAAGACGAGGGGACGGTCGCCCGCCCCCTCTGTGTTACTTCTTGGTTTTCTTCGCCGTTTTCTTCTTCGGCGCTTCCTTGGCAGGCGTCTCGGCCTCCTGCCCCTCAAACTTCATCCACCGCGCAAACTCGGCGACTCTGTTTTCCGGGACTTCAACCTCGATGCCCTCGGCCATGTAGACCATCCGCACAGGGTCAACAAAGGCCTCGATCACCGTGCCGCGCATTATCAGGCCTTCGCGATCAGCGTGAACGCGTTCGGAGCGACAGCGCCCAGACCGACGAACTGACGACCGATGATGCGGATGAGGTCGTATTCGGCGTGGCTCAGGTCGTCGAACTTGAGGTCGATGTCTTCGCCGTTCGGGAAGTTAGCCAGGGCGCCCACTTCCAGATCGCCGACGATGGCATACACATCGCCCGAAGAGGCGGAGGAGTAGGCCGGGAGGGTGTTGTTGAACAGCACCTCGCAACCCTCGAACGGGTCAACGCTGTACTGGGCGGCATAGGCGGCAGACTTGAACGCGCCCCAGGTCGCTTTGTTCATGATGACCACCGGGTTGGCGGCTTCATCCGACAGCGCGGCGATGGCCTGAGCGATGGTGCCCACGGCAGGAGCGGCGGACAGCTTCGCGGCGGCAGGAGCGGACGCGGAAGAGGTCTGCGGCAGTCCGGCGATGGTGGTGACCAGAGTATCGGCCGCCTTCTTGGCGATGTGGTAGACCAGTTCATCGTAGATGTAGCGTAAGAACGCCTCACCGCGCAGGTCATAGACCTCGTCGCTGATGCTGATCCATTTCTTGATGCTCACGGGCTTGATCTCGACAGTGCCGAGCACGAGGGTCTGCTCGGTCGCCGGGGTGTTAGCGGCCTCGGCGTGGACCTGGGCGCCAGAGGCGGAAGCCTCGAACCCGACCTTGACGTTGCCCTGGAGGTACGTCTTGCGCACCTTCGCGATGATGCCGTCGCGCTCCCAGGCGGTGCGGACGATTTCCTCGACCAGTTCCGGGACAGCGACAGAGCCGCCCGTGGCGGCGTTGGTGGAAAGCAGGGCACGGCACTCGGTGTCGTCGCCGCGCTTGATGTACTCGGCGTATGCGTCGATGTATTCCTTGGTGTTTCTCGTTTCCATGGTGTTACCCTCCATGCTGATGTTGTGGCGGGACTCTGTCCCGTGGTTGATAACGTCCGCGATCTGGGCGGCGCGTTCCTCGGCGGCCTTGTTCACGGCCTCCTCACGCTCAGCGAGCGCCTTGCGCTCTTCCTCGATGGCGGTTGCTTCGGTGTCGAGCGCTTCGAGGCGTTCCACGTCTGCGCAGGTCGCGGACTCGGCCATGATGGCGCTCGACCGCTCGGTGAGTTCGGCGCGTCTGGCCTCAATCTCCTCGAGCGTCATGTTTTCGATGTTCATTTGTTGCCCTCCAATCTCGCGGCAATAGCCGTGCGGAGTTCCTCTACCCGTTCGCGCTCCCTCCGGCGCTCCTGTTCCTTCTCGATCACTCCGTCGAAAAAGGCACGGGCAGAAATGTCAGTGTTAGGGTTGGCCGGGAGACTGACGGCGGACACGTCGTACACCTTTTTCACGCGTGTGATGGTGCGCGTGTGCGTGTCCTCGTCGTAGGAGTCCCCGCCGTCGGCGATGGTGAACGCCCACGACATCGTGGTCACCATCCCGGCCTTTATCGCTTCGTACATCCGTCTGGCGTCCTCGGTTCTGCCGAGGTCAGCACGGACGTATAAGCCTCGTTCGTTGGGCGACACGGTCAGCGTGTCGTTGCTGATGCGGGCAAAGACCATGCCCTCGTGGTTGTAAAGGAACAGCACGTCGGACATGTCGGCGTCCGTCAGTGCGTCGCGGTCGATCTGCTCGTAGTAGTCAACGCCCTCGTACGTGAACATCCTGTAAGGGTCGTTGAAAGTCGTTGCGTATCCTTCGACGATGTACTCGTCCTGGGCCTGCTCCGCTTCTTCTGCGGCGCGTACCTGGAGCGGCACGGAGAACGTGCGGTACTGTCTCTCCATAGGCTTATACGGCATCTGTGTTTACCTCCGTTTCTTCTGATGCGGGCAGTTGTTCCTGATCGCCCACAAAGTAGTATTCGCCACGGATGGGCAATTTATCGCCACCCTCGATAGGCGCGTAGTTCAGCAGTTCGCGGCCTTCGTTGATCGTGATGAAGCCACGGTCCGACAGCTGAGCGATGAAGTTGACCTTGTCAGCCGTGGACATGTATTGCAGGCGATTTGCCGTGCAGAGCACTCTGGCACCGAACGCAACCTCGGTCGGAGTGAACAGCATGTACGTCAGAACTTCGGACATTTGGATCGCAAAAGGCTCGATTGCGCCCTCGTAGAATCCGTCGAGCTGAGCGCCCACGGCCTTGTTTTGTATGACGTCCTCGTTGATCCCAAAATAATTGTATACGTTGCGCTGAATGAGCGCCTGCTCATCGGCGGGAACTGAGTACGGTTTGCTCGAAATCTGCTGAATGTCCGAGTAGGTGTTTGGAAACAGCAAGAACCCGCCCGCGTCTTTGCTCAGGTTTCGCGCGGTGAAGTTCTTCTGCTCGATCTCCAAGTCCTCCGGGTCTTTGAAGTTTGTCAGTCTCGCCATGAAGCGGAAAGAAGAGGACTGCTTGATGCCCTCTTTGATTCCCTGCCGCTCCATCTCGATCAAGTCGAGCGTGGAGTCGAGCGCCCGGTTGTTTTCACCGAAGAAGTCGTCACGATACTGGTGCTTGGTCATCACACCGCACCGCGCAAGCTCGACCGCTCCGATGTCGCCCGTGGAGAACTTGTACTCCAACCACTCCGTCCCCTGCTTGTCTTCCAGGATGCGGCATGAGCTCGGCAGGCAGGCCCACAGGCCAGTGACGAGGTTGTTGCGGTCAATCACCGGGACGATGAACAGGGTGTTCTGCATGTCGAGGATGGTGGAACAGCGGTATATGAATTGGCTCCACGTCTGCCACTGGTTCGGCCTCTTCCGCAGGAGAGTCTGGAGCCTTGGCTGTGCCGCCCCCTCGATCTGGATGGACAGCTTGGCGATATGCCGCGCCCTGGCGTCGATTGCCGACCGCACGATCTCGGACTCATAGAGCGCACCAGACCAACGCCGAAACGTCGGTTGATACGCCGTCAATGTCTTGAAGTATTGCCGCGCCTGATACGTGCGCGGTCTGAAAATCTTGTCAAACAAAGACATCTGCATCACCTCTTGTCGTTGGCTAGTTGCCCGCCGATTTCATTTGCCCATTTTTGTCTGACGGTCATAGCGTCAAGCAGTGCCGCCATGCCGTCGATGCGTTGCGTTTGAGATATTTTTACGAGCCGCTTGCGGTTCGTGTCGGTGTTCATCTTCAAAGCGGCGTTGAGGATGTGGATTTTGAGCAGGTCGTTGTCCCCAAAATCAAACGCCCCGTCGCGCATGAGGCCGTCCACCTCGTTGATCACTGGCGTGAGGTTTTCGCCCTGGTACACGTCGTCCACCTGGAACCCGTACGCCTGCATGTCCTGCACGAGGTACTGGGCAGAGTAACGGTCATAGCCCACCTTGAGCGGGTAAAGCCTGTACTTCTCGACCAACTCCACGAACCACTGGTAGCAGTCGTGATAATCGACGAAGTTGTCGCCGCTCGGCGACAGGAACCCGCGCTTGATGTAGGCCATGTACGGCACACCGTCACGTGCGGTCGCCTCGTCGATTTTCTGCGACGGCATCCAGAAGTGGGCGAAGACGTGCAGGCGCTTCGCTTTCTCAACCACGCACACGCCCGCCGTCAAGTCCGTCGTCTGGGACAGGTCGAGACCGCACACGCAGTAACACCGCGCGAAGTCATCGAGCGTCTTGCCGTCGTCCGTGAAGTTCTTCTCCACGTCTGGCGTGTTGAACCATGCCACGCTCGCGTTTTGCTTCACGTTGGCGTACTTGGTCAGGAACTCCGCCCGCTTGCTCAGCGACTGCTCGGCGACTGCTATTTCTTCGAGCATGTAGTCAACGCTGACGGAGACGCCGAGGTTGGGGTTTGCCTTCCGTAGCTCGTTGATGTCGTTCCACTTCTCGGCGTCGTCCACCATGTAGAGGACAGGCAACAGCCTCCGCTCCTTGGAGTCGCCCATCAGAAACCGGGTGCCGCGCTTGATCATTTCGTCGTAGATCGAGTCGTTGACGTACCCGGATGTTGTCAGCGACAGGAGCAGGCCTTCTGGCCGTGCGCCCATGCCGCTTTTCATCACCTCGTACTGCTTGAGGCCCTTGTCGCCTTCCCACGCGGCGATTTCGTCGCAGATGCAAAGGCTAGGGTTGAAACCGTCAGACTTCTTGGAACTGAACGCGATCTTCTTGACGGATGAGTTGGTCGCCGGGATGAAGAAGTCGCCTTGCCTGCGCTTCGGCATCCCGCTCATGTCGTTGACGCGCTTGTTGTGCATGTCCCGTTCCTGCTCGGCCTCGACCATGGCCTTGTACTCCGGGTCAAGCGTGACCATCTGCCAGATGTTCTGGTACACGAGGTCGGCCTGTTCGAGCTTCGGCGCCAGGCAGAACACGCGGGCGCCGTATCCGCCGTCAACTCTCCACGTGTAGTCAGCGATGGCGGATGCCAGAAGGCTCTTGCCGTTCTTCCTGCCGATGACGAGCAGGACCTCCCGCCACTGGCGCAGGCCGTTCGCGTCAACGATGCCGAACACTGCGGCGATGAACGCCTTCTGCCAGACTTCCAGGCGGAGCGGAGCAGGAGCGAGCGGGCCTTCTGTGTGGAAACAATGGTTCTCTATCCACTCGATGGCGTTGTTGGCCTTCCTGGCGTCGTAGAAGAAGAGCTTGTCTTCCAGTCCGTGCACGATGTACTCGTAGATCAGCGACACCCACCGCCCAACGACCACCGTGCCGTTTTTAATCTGCTGATAGTAGGCGTAAATGTGGTTCGTTCCGTCCATGTCCGCCCACCTCCGGGCCCCTCCGCTCTCGTTCTGATAAAAAGAAAAG